AGTCATCAAGGGCTAACCCGAAAGGTAACCCCGACACGGTACGGTAATACTCAATCAGGTCAGCCATGATGTTTACGCCTTAGGGGTTGCTGGGTAAGGGTAGCGTGCGTCAATCTCAGCTACCTTGTCGAGCCAGTCCTGCTCGGTAACTCCTGCGACACCGCGTTGAAATTGGAAGAACAGTGGGTCTGATTCCAGTTGGTATGCGCTGCGGCGATTCTGCTTAGCCTGCTCCAGTTCACGGGCAGGGGCTTCTGCCTCCCAAGCTTCGCGTTCTGCGATTTCTTCGGGAGTTAGTTCGCGGTAGATAATTTCAGTCATTGTTGCTCCTTAGTTATTGTAACCATAAACGGTAACGGTTCCGGTAATACTCTCCCCTTGAGGAGTGATGCTAAAACCAGTCATAGCGGTAGTTCCCGTGAACATGCCACCGAAAACCGCCATGTTAAATGTTCCAGCACTAAAAACACTTTCGGATTGGCCAAACCAGTTAGTTACGCTAGATATGTTTGGGCTGTTAATGTCGAAAGCAAAGCTTTGCCCGTTAACCGTAGGGCCAGTAATTGAAAATAGGGCTGAGGTTTGCCCTGAGTTATCAGTTGATGCGGATCCACTATTTTCAAAACGACGAACTGTATACGCATAGTTAGTTGTGGTTATATTTGCTCCGCCAGAACGAAGCCTTAACTCTAACCAGCGCTCAGTTGTAACAATGTTTGCGCTAAGCATGACTTTGTAGTTCTTGTAAGCGCTAGAAAAAACACCGTCCAAAGCAATTGAAGTAGCTCCTGAAAAAGTGACAGTTCCTAGTTGGTTAGCTGAAGCAGTTCCGCTTGCCACAGTAACACTCGTAGGAACGACAGGGGTTAAACCAGTCTTAGGGGCAGCTCCAGCTGCGTTAGCGTTACGCCATCCGGGAAGGCTAGAGTCATAGATCCAACCATCCCAAGTTTGCCCATTAGTTGGGTTTAGGGGAAATTCGACAGCCATATCTAATCCTTAGTTGTTGTAGCCATAAACTTGAATTGTTCCGCTAATAGTGCTTCCGCTGGGTGTGATGCGGAAGCCATCAAAGGCAGACACTGAGCGATAAGTACCGCCGGACACAATAGTTCGATACCCTGACGAGTCGTTGTACTCTGTCGTAATCCAAGAAAGTCCTTTTCTGTCTACCGCAGCTGGATTATTGTGTACTTCGATAGCTGATTGATTAAGCCCCGGAACAGACGCGCTTGTCTGCCCAAGCCACCAAGAACCGGGGTCAGTAATCTGCCATCCGCCAATAGTGCCAGCTCCGTAAGACTGAAGTCCGCTGAATGAGTACCAGTTAGAGGTAGTGTTGTTTGTTCCATTAGTGACAGAAGTCATTGTTATGTACTGAGTGCCTGAAGCAACATCCCATTTAGCTAAAATTCGGTAAGACTTATAGCTGGATGTAAACACGTTACCTAGTTGTATATAAGAAGCTCCAGTAAAAGTTACTAGCCCAGAACCGTTAACCGTAGCAGTGCCCGTAGCTACCGTAACGCTACCGGGAGTTACAGGAACTAAACCTACCTGAGACTTAGCAACCTGAGAACGTACCTCAACCCACTGATAAGCGTCAGCATCCTTGTAATAGACGTACATGGTGCCATCGTTAGAGTTCCACCACATATCCCCTGCGACAGGGTTAGAGGGCGCAGTAGCTGTCGTGTATACGGGAGAGCTGGATGCTGGCTTTCCGCGCCAAGCACCCGTGGCTGACGAGTATACGTAGCCGTTGTATTGTTGCCCATCTGTAGGGCTGGTTGGAAAATCTAGGGGCATCATAAATCCTTAGTCGTTATAGCCATAAACAGTTATAGTGCCTGCCGTACTTGAAGCAAAAATAAGCGTAAGCCCATCAAATTGATTTGTTCCGTCAAAAATTGATGTATAAGTTTGAACAAATAAAACTGACCCTCCTCCGTTACGTCCACGGTTAGAAAGGCTTATAGCTCTAGTTGTTTTAGCTAATTTAGGGTTAAAGATATCTACAGCTGCTTGCTGGTCATAAGATTCAAAATACCCAAAATGCCCCGTAGATTGATTACTTTCTAATGGGGAACTCATCGCTCCAGATACTGCTTGAAGTATTTGAGTTGAGTAGACAGCAGAACTATTGTCAGTGCCTGCGGCTCTAAGCCGATAGCTGACATACGTACCCCCACTCGGGAAAGCGTTAAGTAGTATTCGGTAGTTGGTGTACGTAGTCGTAAATACGTTATCTAAAGATAGGGTGGTAACCCCAGAAAAAGAGACTGTACCTACTTGATTAGCTGACGCGGTACCCCCAGAAATGGTTACGGATGTAGGAGAAATAGGTACGAGGCCCTGTCGAAGTTCAAGCGTGTCGACACGAGGGCCAATAGTGCTCGACAAGGTGACATCAGACTTTATCTCTACCCATTGCGAACCATCCACATCCGTGTAGTAAATGTAGGTGCTCCCGTCATTGGTGTTGTACCAAAGGTCACCGTTAGTTGGTGAGGCTGGAGCTGTAGGGCTGGTGATAGCGACAGTTTGTTCTAAGGGCTTGGCTTGCCATGCGCCCTTAGAGGTGCTGTAGATCCAGTTGCCGAATACTTGCCCGTTGGTAGGGCTTGAGGGGAAGTTTAATGCTGCCATTGTTTAATCCTAAAGTTCCGCAGAAAGGTCGATGTACGTAGGGCTACCATCCGCACTTGTTACAAGTACGCACTGTCCAACTGTAAGGTTGGCACTTGTTGCGTTGACAAGAATTCTTACCTGAGTCGTAGAAGAAGCCCCACTGAAAGCAAAGCTAGATACTCCTGTAGAAGTTACGCCACCTCTACGAATTTCCCAGTTTCCAGCAGAGCTAATTGAGGTGGGGGCAATTCGCATGGGAACTGGCATATAACCGATCATTCCAACAGTGCTGCTGGTGTCAACAAATCCTAACCAACCTACGTAAGAAGCTACGCTATGACGGTAAAAGTATCGTTGGCAAGCTGCAAGCTCCGCTTGTGTAGTTGGCTGGTTGCGATGGAATGTAGTAGCTACAGTTCCTTCCTCAACCTGTACGTTTGCTAGATCTAAAGTCCACGCAGCCGTAGAAGTATCAAGTCCCTGCCCGATAGTTAGCCCTAAGTAGGCAGGCTCGACAATAGTTCCCGACAATGCTGGAATTGTAATTGTCTTAGAGAAGCGCTGCCACGATGAAGTGAGTGTTACATCAGCTGCGTTGTAGTTAGAGGTACCCGCGGTTCCGCCGTTGCTTTGAATGTATCCGACGTAAACTTTTCCGCCACCGGGGTTAGTTCCCTTTGCCCAGAATGAAACAGTAATTGTCTTACCTGAGAGGGTTCTTACGTTTTCAATAGGCTGAATTAGTCGAGCATAATCGTTACCCGTAGTGACAGCCATGCGTAAGAAGTAGGTGGGGTTGCCGTCAACGTCAGTCTGACCTACAGGGAATACTTGCTGTGTAACGTTAGCTGTGGCTCCTGAGGGAGCAAACTGCCAGCGATCAGCAGTGTATCCGTTAGCTGAGGTAAACGATGTTCCACGCTGCCAGAAATCAAATGCACCATTGATGATGTAGTTAGGTGAATAGCGGGCAGTTTCAAGTACGGTAGCTCGTGCTTCGACAGCTCCCAGACGAGAAAGAATAGTTCCCTCAAGAGCTGAGTTAGCCTGTACCTGAACCCACTGAGCACCATCCGTATCGACATACCAGACGTACAAAGTACCGTCATTACTGTCGAACCAAGCATCACCAGCGTTGGGGCTTGCTGGAGCTGTAGCGCTAGCGGTCACGCCACCAGAAGCGACACCATTCACCCACAAGGATGAGGGCGCGTCATACTTGAGAACCTGCTTGTCAGCTAGAGTTCCAGAGTTGATAGATACGCCGTGAAGCTCATCAAGCTCGTAACCGTTCTGTACCTTGACAAATAGTTCGCCGTTGACGGACTGTACGCGGGTTACGACACCAAGATATACAGCGTGAGCAGGCTCAGCTGGGGGAGCGCCATAAACAAACTCTCCAGCAGTCGAGGAAAGCCATACAGACTGACCCGCAGTAGCAGAAGCCGTGTTTAGCCCTGCAAGTAAACCTTCAGTAACGACATAGCCTGAATCGCCATTCAAAATGGCAAGCTGCGTCAAACCAATCGTCTTAGAGGAAGTTGCCTCAGTATCGGCATCTGCCAGCGATACGGTCATGTTCGTACCGTTAGAGCCAGAGATATAAACTACGGAACCCTTAGGAATAGTAGCGCCTGTAGAGTTCTTCACAAGGTGCTTGATAGTACCTGTGTAGTTGTCAATCCACTCAGTTGCGTAGTCAGTATCAGACGACTTAGCAAGAATCTGCCCAGTTAATCCTCCAGCGACTACTCCCGGTCCCGCAGGTCCCATAGCTCCAGTCGCGCCAGTAGCCCCTGTAGGACCAGTAGGGCCGGGATCTCCAGTATCACCCTTGATACCCTGAGGACCCTGAGGACCTGTCGCACCAGTAGCTCCATCAGCACCAGTTGCGCCAGTGTCACCACGAGGAATCGTAAAGTTGAGAACATAGTTTGGAGCAGTTCCAGTAATCGTAATGACGACAGAGGAACCAGCAGCTCCAGTAGTTACAGTACCTAGAGTAAATGTAGGGGTTACACCGGCTGGACCAGTATCTCCAGTATCGCCCTTATCGCCCTTAGCTCCGGTAGCTCCGGTGGCACCAGTGGCTCCAGTAGCTCCAGCAGGGCCTGTAGCGCCAGTGAGACCGGTAGGACCCATAGGTCCTTCAGGACCCATAGGACCGGCAGGACCCTCAGATACGGTGTGCCAAGCATCGCCGTACCAAACTTTAAGAATGTTAGTAGTTGGGTTTACCCAACCGTTACCGTCCTCCATAGGACCGGTAGGAGTTTCCTCCGACACAATGATATTCGTTGCGTAAGGGTTACCGTTAGGGTCTAGGAACCAACCACGACGATAAACCTCGTACATGTAGTCAGCCATCGACATACCGTCAGGAAGGTAGTTTGCACCCTCCTTGAAGAATGGATACTGATATTCCACAAAAACTCCTAATAATAAAAGGCCCTATCCGATTGTATCGGATAGGGCCAGTGTTACGGGATTTAGCTCTCGATGATATCGGAGATAAGACCGTGGGTGTTACGGCGGTCAGTACCAAGTTCGTGGTACTCGACGAGACGAGCGTAGTAAGCGTCGTAGTCTCCAGAGGAGTCACGAACCTGCTTCCACATGCTTCCGTCACGGTCAAGCCAGTGAGCTTCCTGATCGCGGTAGAAGGTAACAGCCTCTTCGTTGATGAAGTACTGCTTACCCAGAGGTGCGTCGACATCTGCAACGACAGGGATTTCTCCGTTGTCGGTGGTGAATGCGAGGCCAGTGAAACCACCAGTAAAGTCCTGCTGGTTTACGGTGCTACGAGTCTGCGAAAGCAGGTTGAAGTAGCTACGGCGCACACCGAGGGACTGGAAGATAACAGTGGTCTTACCGCCGCGAGTGCGGATACGGTCAGCCATCTGAATCATCAGACCTTCAGAAAGGGCACGAGCGGTTCCACCGTTAGCGGAAACCTCTGCGGTCCATTCAGGCTCGGATGCTGGATCGATGTTGTACAGCGAACCAGAGGAAGCGACGATTGCGCCGAAACCAGTGATTTCGCGGTTACCCGAAGCCGAAGGACCAGAACCGGTACGAACGATGATCTGACCGGTTGCTACGTTGAAGGTAGCTCCCGACAGGGTTACAGTGTTTGCACCTGCAGTAAGGTCAACTGCGGTAACGGTACGAGCCGATACTGCAACAGTCGAGGGAAGGGTTACAACGTCAACGATTGCACCAATCTGGAACAGACGAGCGTCTGCAACAGGAACGATGTTTACGCCAGTACCGTTTGCGCGAACGGTGCCGATTGCACCATCGCCCGAACCGTAGATCTGACGGTTGAGGTCCTTCTTGAAGTCATTCTTCAAGCCCTCAATTTCGTTGTCCAGTACCTTAGCAAAAGCCTTGGAATCGGTAGACGACATTGCGATCGTCTGACCGGTGAGCTGGATTCCACCGTACTGGTGCTTCAGGCCGATACGAGCGGCTGCGTGACCCTGCTGACCTGCAGCGGGGAGTGCTTCCATCTCGTTACGGGCACCGAGGCCTGCGTTACGACGGGTGTGGACGGGGAAGGTTACGTACTTGCCGCCAGTCTCGTTAGAAACACCGGAAGAAGAGCGAGTGATGCGCTTCAGAGTGGTGATTTCGTTGTTGAGCTGCTCGCGGATACGGCCCTCGTACACCTCTTTGAGGAGAGGCGTAATGGTGGACAGTGTTGCTGCCATTATCGTTTCCTTTGTTGGGGTTGGAGTTTAAGTCTAGTTACCTTGCGACAGCACAGCGGCAATAAGGTCTTGGGTCTCGTTGCGAGACATTTGGCCCATTGTCTTGTTCTGAAGTGACGAGGCGTTACCGCCTGATGTCGGAAGTAATCTAGGAGCTGAATCTCCGGGACGGGGTTGTGTGAGGATACGTTCACGTAATGCATCAAACTGTTCAGCCGCTACAGAGAGCGGTACAACCTTGTCTGACTGTGAACTGAGAAAAGCGGCCGTGCGGATGATTTCCTGCATGTCATCCTTTGAGTACTTACCAGCAGCTTCCAAAGCGGAAATCTCTTGGTTAAGTTCTGATTCAGCCTGTGCCTGAATTTCTGCCTCTTGCTGCTGTTCTAGGAACTGACGAATCTGCTCCTGTCCCTTCGCAAGTTCGTCGATACGAGGATCTACGGGGCCGGATTCTTCTTCGTCAATTTCATCAGCGATGTCCTGAGCTTCTGCTTTAGACGGCATACGACCGTTTTCCTGCAAGAAAGTTCCAAGAGCCTCGTACATGGCTTCAGGATTTGAGTCCATCTGCTCAACTATCTGACGATAATTAGAGAGTTCCTCGGGGGACCCGAGTTCCTTGTACGGTGCGAACTGTTCGTTGATAGTTTCAAAGCGCTTATTTACGCCCTGATCCCACTTCGACAGTTCGGGCTGAATCAGTTGAAAGGCTGCGTCGCCTAGCTTTTCTTTGATGGGTTCCCAAGCGGGGTTAAATCCGCTGTTCTCTTCCGGCCCTGTCGCTTCTTGTAGAGTATCTCCGCCGAGATCTTCTACTGGCGCTGTACCTTCAGTCAGGTCTTCCATTTATTTTTCTCCTTGCCGTACCTCTCACGAGGCCCTAGCTAGATTGTGGTTTTAACTGTACTCAGTATATAACTGGTTACAGTCCTACGACAGAAATGCCGTGGGTCTTTGCAACGAAGATCAGGTCATCCTTAGTAGCTGCGTCAAGAAACGCTGCGGGGTAGGAAGCTGATACTGCGTCACCTGCGATAGCTGCACGAAGTGCTGCAATCGTAGGCTTAGTGTTTGCCTTTTTGTTAGACAGCACTGGGGTAGTGTCTGCGTTTACGTCAAAGTTTGCCATTGTTATGCTCCGGGGTTGGGGGTCATGTCTGGAACTTGTCCATTACCACTCATCGTAGCACCGGGACCCATTTCAGGGGCAGGTGCCCCCATCTGAGCCTGAGCCATCATCTGCTGCATTTGCTGTTCCTGTAAGAACTGCTCATGCATCTTGATGTGCCCATCGAACTGAGCTTTCAGCTCAGGGGACAAGATTTCGTATTCCTGCGACATACGGAAGGTGTTGTGTACTTCGATGTGCTTCTCGTGAATGTCGAAGTCATCTGCAGGAATGAGAGGAGGAAGCTCCATAGGAGGCATCTGGTCGACCCCCATAGCGGGGTCTTGCATCTGCTGCATCTGCATGTCAAACATCTGCTGAGCCTGCATAAGCTCCTGAGGAGTCAGCATCTTCATCTTGATGTTCTCACGCTGAGCCTTACGCTCCGCAACCTGCATGATGTCGAGAATCTTCTGAGCACCACCAACTTCAAGCAAACGAAGTGCGAGAGGCTGGTCAATCAGACCCATACCGAACATGTCCATGACACGAGCATCCTGAGCTGCCTTAGATGTACCGACAGAAGAACCCTGCTGGATACGAATGTCAGTACCGTTCTTCAAGTCAGCACCGGTTAGAAGCATAGTGTCGAACGAGCCGTCAGCGCCAATGGTCTTGATCTTGCGGCGAATGTCAACAAACTGTACAAAGTTCTCGATGGTCTGCTGAGCAATACGGCTGTAGCCATCCTCAATGTTCTGGAACTGAGGAGTACGGTACGAGTTGTCAGCTTCCTGAAGGAACGAGATAGCAGTACCCGCAGTAACACCGGCAGGTGCCTGACCACGAGAAACGTCGTGCTGACCACCAATATCTTCAATATCAGTCAGTACGCGCTCTTGCTGGTCTACATAGTACTGAGGCAGAGGCGACAGCTGTAGAGGAGTCGGGGCTGCAAAGCCAGCCTTGTACTCGATAACCAGACCAGACTCGTTAGTGATCTTTGAGGGAACAATCGAACCCTTTTGAGCCAACAGCTGAGGCTTAGCCATACGGTTACCAGCTTCAGAGATCTGAGAGCGAAGAGTGTTGTACTCCCTCTGCAGAGGGTTCAGGTCGACAAGTGGAGAATCGCCGTAGAACGTGCTGGTTGGGATGTGCTCAAACTTGGTGAATGGGTACTGTCCGTGGTTGTAAGGCAGACCGTCACGAGTCATTGACACAACGTAGTCGTCAATCGAGATAATAACGCCGCCCTCGGGAAGCAGCTTGTGCGCTCCCGGCTTGCACCATGTTTCGTACACGATGACGGAATCAGGGGCGGAAGAGTTAGCGTTACCGAGGTTCAGGTAGCCCTCTTCAATAATCTGGTTGCCAGACGACACGCTGGGCTGCAGGTCTACATCCTTGAGTGCGTCACCGAAGTAACGGTAGCACCAGCTCAGAGGCTTGATGTAAGCGTTGATGATGTAAGGCTGGTCATCAATGTCTTGCTCACGCATGTCGGGAACGAAAAGGTGGAAGGGGGTCACAGCGCCGTAACGGATAGCGCCTTGCTGACCAGAAACCTTATCTATAGCATCCTGATCCCACCATGTCTTGATGAAACCGTTACCTGTAACAGTGGTCCACCACATCGCACGAGAGAAGTGGTAGCGAAGCTTCTGAGTTTCAGAGATGGAAGACCATGCCTGCTCTGCAGCGTATGCTGCGCGAACGTCCTCATCCTCAGCAGTGGCAGGTACGGCTACAGCGTTGGGGATAGCCGACAGGAACTGTGCCAGCTCGGAACGTACAAATGCACGGGTACGGTTGATAACCTTGCGGTCAGTGAAGCTGCCCTTCTTAGGGACAGTGAGGCGTGACTGGAAGTCGGTAGGGTACTGGCTACCGGTGCGCTCTACCCACTGCTGTCCGTAGAAGTACGCCATGTTGGTGTACCACTGCAGCTGACGCTGAGTACGTGCCTGCTTAGCCTTGGAGTATTCCTGCTTTACCCACGCAGCAAGCTTCGCAGCGTCCTTGGAAGCTGCGAAGCTCTGTAGGCTGAACCCGTCATCCTGTGGGAGCTTGGTTGGACTAGAAGAATTCTGGGTCAAGTCCAAGTTCGTTGAGGAACTGTTGTTCATACTCACTTATGGGGTCCTCTTCACTAAGGCGTTCTTTATCTGCACCTTCGGCAGGTTGTACAAAATCATTACCTTCATCATACCCGTCAATAGGCATAACTGCAGTTAGAGCTTGAAAGGTAACTGCATCTTTAGCTGCGAGGAGCTTAGAGAGGCGTTCTTCCCTACTTCCGCTTTCGGACAGGAGCATCCGGTACGTGTGCAAGATCGCCTGCTGGCTCTCCAGATTCATCTCCTGAGATTCCTTCAGAGTCCTCATCAATTTGTACGTCATGAAGGACAGAAGAATAATCGACAGAAGACAAGCGAGCAACGGTAGCAGTAAGTTTTCCAATTAATTCTTCTCCATCGTTAAGGCCATCCTTATAGCCGTCGTTGTAAATTGCGATGTCATGCAAGCTTTTCTCTTGCGCGTTCTTGTTATCCAAAAGACCAGCAACCTGTGCCATCTCCTTGATAGTCTCCACCGACAGGTAAACACGCCCACGCTGTTCAAACGTGACGTTCATGCCGGTGTCAATGAAAGGCCCGTTGGGGGTCTTGGTGATAAAGTCCACAGCTGGCTGCAGGGTTGGAGCATCTGTTAGTGTCCAACGCTGTGCGTCTTCGCCTTCAAAAGCCATTAGTAACCTCCATATAGGTCGTCGGTTGATTCATGTGTTTCCCACTGAGGAGCATCCCCAGTTTCGTCGTCGATAAAATGTATGTTCGGATCTGCTGACATTTTAGCCAAAAGCTCCGTATAAGGAATTGTAGTAGGTATTCGCTCCGAAGGGGTAAGTTGACGACCTTCGTTGGGGCGTAAGTCGGGCATGAGGGTCATAAAATACCGCATTGAGTCCGCAGCGTGGTCATCCTTCTTGTGGATTTCTTCCTGCTTGTTCATGGCGTATGCCTGCTTGTCGGAGGAGTAAGTTGCCCAGCGTAGCTTCTTGAGTTCGCGGATGAGATTTACACAGTTTTCGGTAACGGTCCAAGTGGGGGTTCCATTGGGCCGGATCCGCATGTACTCCTGCATTTTCTCAATACCGATCATCACTGCGCGGGGTACTCCTTCCACAGCGATATACACACCCTGCTCAGCGTATGCCTGCAGCACGGAAGTACCAGTAATGCCGGAAGTCTGCTTGAGTGCCGGATCACCAGTACGAATGTCACATTCTTTGCCCCATGCCTTTTCACGTTCGTGAATAATGGCGGCGTGCTCTGCGACAGTAGTGCTGGATTTGTAGCTTTCTGCGAAGGTTACGATGTCTCCGTTGGGGGCTACGGCGTGCCAGAGGATAGCTGTGGGGTTGTTCCAACCGTGGTCAATCGACATGTACCATTCCCAGTCCTTCGGGGGCAGGTACTGGGACTTGATGTACAGCTCGGACTGCTGAGAGAAGTTGGGGAACACGAGACCGGAACGAGCTACGAAGCTACCCTTCTCACGAACCTCACGCTCTTCCTTATCCATACCCATCATGTAGAAGTCCATGTCGTCTTCTTCAGCTTCAATGTATGGGTTCTGCTCGGCCGACAGCTGGAACGTGGCGATGTCACCATCGGGGTTTTCTAGCGCAGGTTCCCACAGCAGGTCATAGGTCCAACCCATACCTTTTGTCGGGGTAGCTGCAATAACCCACCAGCCGTTGTAGTCAATCAGACGCATCATTGACTCGTTGAAGATGTTCTGGGGAGGTTCTTCATCAAAGAAGATGAGGTGTCGAGGCACACCACCGAGTTTCATCATGTCCATACCCCATGTAACAAAGTCCATTGTGGATCCGTTGGACAGGGTGAGAATCAGGTTCTTGGCATCCCAGCTTTTGTCCCATGAGCCATCTACCAGCATTGAGGATGTCATCCAACGCTTGAGCTTAGGCAGAATAATCTGCTCAACGCCCTTGGCAATGTCAACTACGACAAAGCGGATCTGAATAGCGCCTTTACCCCAAGTTTCGGGGCGTTCAATGTAGGGGTGTGTGTTGGTTGCCCACCAGATAGCTTCAACTACTTCAGCGTCAGTCTTTCCACCACGGTTACCTCCCGACAGGAAGCGTCCACGCTTAGCTGTTTTGTGGAAGCGTTCTTGTTCAGGGTATGGCTTTCCCCCGTAAGCCAGAATGTTTGGTTTACGTACTGATCCGTCAAGCTCGGCAATCGCAAGCTCAAAAAGATCCTCTAGTGTCGGTTGGTCTTTTTTAGCCATTACGAGGTGGAGTTGTCCGTTGCACCTAGGCGCTTGAGTAGCAGGTTGACTGACAAACGCCACGCATCGGTGCTACGTGAGCCTGTAATGGACATTCCATCCAAAATGAGGGGAGAGTTACCTCCGTCATGGTTATGGTCTCCAGCGGCCGCCTGTGACGGGCTAGGGCCAAGTGTGTGGTGCTGTGACTCTGCACGTAGGTCTACGTCCGAGTTAGTGTGAAAGTTCTCTACTTCTTCAGTAGTCGGTTTCTGCGCCTTAGTCGGGTTTACCTTGTTCTCAGATACCCCGTATTGCTTAATCTCTTTAGCCATGCCAGTAGCTTACCACGCAAAGAAATCCTCCAGCTAAAAGCTGGAGGATTTCTAATTTGCCGCACCCCTGCGGGGCACTTAGTCTACTGGCAGGAATCGCACTGCATAGCATCCATAGGATCTACTGGGCAGGCGTAGCCATCTACAACATCGTTTTCCATTACAGAATTACGTCCTCGTTTTTAGGTGTTTTTACAGTGGTGTTAGCGGTGGGCATGATGTTGAGCACGACAGCTGCAAGGCCAACCCACTGGGCTACCTGATCTGCCGTCATCAAGCCGTATGCAGCAACAATAACACCTGCAGCGATTAGTACGCGATAGATGTAGCCACGAGTCTTTTCATCAAACTTCATTATTACTTCCCTAGGTAAAGGTTGCGGAGGCTGTTCCACTGCGTAAGGTCTACAGTGATTGCTTTTTCGTTCAGGTGGAAGGCA